GCTCGGCACCACGCTGGCCGAGAGGGTCCAGTTGCGCTCGCCGGACGGGAACAGCAGAGACATGAGGCGGGATACCATGCTCACGCACTTCACGCGGGTGCGCTTCGGGTACGCGCGGCTCTTGCCGGCGGCCATGTTCTGCTCGTAGTCCGGGTCATACTTGCCGAGGTACTGGCGCAGGTTCTTGAGCCACTGCTCCTCGGCTACCGCCCGGTCCTTCTTGTAGATAGCGAACCGGTTTGTCAGTATGGTACCCAGCTTGCCCAACCCTTCGCTGGCCTCTGGTGCCGGCTCATTGCTCGGTTGATCGAATTCGTTATCGTCCGCCATTTTTTCACCAGGCATATGAGTTGGGCTTGTTGAAGCCGAAGCCTACAGACGCGGCCTTGCGACGTCTAGCATCGCGGGCGTTGCCGCTCTTGAACTCCATGCACATGTACTGACACGCGTCATGCACGTGGCTGAAGCTGTTCTTCTCCGGCGAGTCGGCCGTCTGCCCTTTGTTGCTCACGGCGTACCGGTACCCGGACTTGAAGCCGCGGATCAGGGTGGTGCAGGACGGGTCGATCAGTAGCGCAGGGCCGGCGTCAGTCAGGCGGCAGAGGTAGTCGTTCACGGCGTCGAGGCGATCCACCAACGAGTTGCTGTTCGCCGGCCTGACCTTGACGCCCAGCTCCTCCTCCAGAATCTGGCGCACCGAGCGCTCGTCCGTCTGCGCGCGCTGGGCCGTAGCCGGGTCTGCGGCGATCAACAACTGAGCGCGCGGTAGCTCCATGTTGAGCATCGGCCTGACCTTCTCGCGGCAGAACCGGCGTGCACCCATGTTCTCGCTAGTCAGCTCCCGCAGGATCAGCAGCCGGCCATGCGGGTCGTACTGCCCGAACGTAGCCGCCGGGGTCAGACCGGCGTCGAACCCCATGACCAGAGGCAGGTGCGGGTTGTAGATCAGCGGGCGCTTGGACACGTGCAGGTCAGGGTTGAACGCGCGGTACACCGGCTTGCCCTTGAGGCTATAGCCCCATTGCACCTCGATGAACTGCTTGATCCACTCCTCGGACTTACCGTCCGCCAGGTTCGTGTAGTACTCGCGCCCGCCAGGCAGGTTGCCGACGTTCTCTGCGTGTGGGCTGAACCCACTCGGCTGCTGGTAGTAGCCCAGCTTCTTCGCCTTGGCCGAGCCGTCGTGGTCGTTCTCCCACGGCTGGTACAGCCAGTCGTACCACCAGCTGTCCTCGTTGCCCGGGTTAGTCGCGCCCCACATCCCCCACCACGTGGCGCCGCCGTCCTTGGCCGACGGGTACCGGCCACAACGACCGGACAGGGCTTCGACAATCGCCTGCGGAATCTCCACGAACTCGTCGAGGATCGCGCCGGTGACCTCCAGCGACAGTACGCGTCGCACGTCTTCCGGGGTGTCGAGGGGGCGGAACATGATCTCGGCCTCGACGTCGCCGTAGCGCAGCCAGAACGTCTTGCTGTGCGAGACGTACTTGCCGGCCTGACCGTCGGGGAACCACGTAAACCACGACTTCAGCGTGGTGTCCGCCAGCTGCGGGGCGGTGTTACGGACGATCACCCAGCGGGTCCGGCGAATACCATCCACCGGCGATGGCGCCTGCAGCGCTGCTCGGTGGATGATCTTGAACAGGATCGCCGTGGTCTTTGCCGAACCGACTGGGCCGACGATGAACGAGTAGAACCGGTCGTCGAGGATGAACTGCTCGGCAATCGGTTCCGGTGTGTAGCTGATCGTCATGCGTCATCCCCGTCGATAGTGATGCCGCGCTTCTCGTTCTGACCGAAGTTGATGTTGATGCTGAACCCGGCGATGTTCCCCTGATTGAGCTGCGCCGGCTGGTCCAGTCCGCCCCAGCGCACGACGTCTTCGATCAGGCGGGTAACGACCTTCTGGTCAGTATCCGGCGACATGATCATCTCGTGCACGCGGGTCAGGTAGAAGTCGGCCTGCAGCTGCGCCTTGAGGCGGAACGTCGCACCTTCCTTCTCGAGCTGCTTGCGCAACTCGGCTACCTGTAGTGCGAACTGCGGGTTCTTGCAGATGGCTTCGAACTGGTGGTACTGCAGATCGTGGGCGTCAAGGATCGACTCGGTGCTGGTGCCCAGGGCTACGTCCATGACCAAGTGCATGGACCACTCAGGACGAAGTTCGGGGCCGGTAGGTGACACCAGGGCTAAATTCATGGGCATAAAGCTACCCTCCTTTGTCGCGGAGGGTAGCTTATCACGAGGTGTAAAGCAAGATTACCAGAGGCTCGGCAAGAGGAACCGGTTCGCGTTCATGAAGTACCCGAAGTCCGTTCCGGCTCGCCAAACGCTTAGGTCTATCCACATAGCTGTTCTGGGCGGAATGGTGAGCGCCACCTCACTGTTGTCAGGCCCTTGCTGGGCTAAGGTAACGCCTAGATCATCGAACCCGTACGCATTTACCTGCATGGCGTAGCTAGACTGCCAGGACAGTGACGGGTCGAATATAACGACCCAAGGATATTCGCTGCCGTTGAAAATAGATATGGGCATCCCGTCGTGGGGTAGCATCTCATCCCCCCACATCCCTTCCGTATCGGGAACTAGCGCAGGCAACCTTATCGTGGTTTGTTTCCCCTCCGCCGTGCCCGCATATGCGTGCAGCGCGTATGCACGCATCTCGGCCGTTAGAACTACTGTATACACTGTAGGCGGACTATTACCCCAGGGATTAAGAGGCAGAACCATTCTCGCCCACGCTAGCGGTGTGTCGTCGCTACGACGAAACGCCACCCACACGCAGTTGGTGCCATTAATATCAATCTGTACGCACTTCTGCCCGATTCGAGTTGGCGGGGTAGCGGGGCGCGAGAACAGAGACTCGAACGCGCTGGTTCGGAAGTCCTCTACGATCGTATCGTCGCCACCGCCCCCACCGGGTGTAAGATCGCTGAGCTTCTGCTTCTCGGCGTCGGTGAACGCGTTCGTGTCCGGGTTCGACTCGTACAGGGTCTTGACCTGCGCTGCTGTCAGTGGGTCGGCCGAGCCACCCTGAGCAACCCACTCGCTGTCGCTGTCGTCCCAGATGTACCGGGCGACGCTCTCGCCTTCGCCGGCATCGACGTCGGCGTAGTCACCAGGTACCGGGTCAGTGGCTCCGGCCTGCAGTGCGGAGAGCGAGAGGAACGTACCACGGAAGTGCGATCCTTCCAGGCCTGCCAGCTTCTGCTTCTCCGCTGTGGTGTAGTCCTCGGTCGACAGGCCTTTGCCGGGCACGGTGTCGACCTTCCCCTCCAGTGCCGTGTTGAGCGTTTCCTGGGAAACGTAGCTCCCCTGCGCCTGGTACTTCGCATCCGCCTCTGCGTCGCCCAGCATCTTCTTCCAGTCTTCGGGTCCGCTGGTGCCGACAGCGATGTAGACGTCACCCGTCGACTCGTCCAGGTAGTGTGCGTTGCGGCTCGGCGGCGTCGAAGTCGGCGCACCGTTGCCTTGGGCGGTGTGCTGTACAGCCATGTCTATTCTCCCGCTGTGAGTTCGTTGGTCCCGCTATCGACCAGGGGCGTGGACGTCGTATCCACCAATACGTTTGAGGTTAGCACGTCGCCCAGCAACAGGGTCTCGCCCGACGAGTCGACCAGTATCTGCCCGCTTGCGTCCGACAGAGCATTCGGCGGCACGACAGGCTGTCCCTGCTCGAGCGCAGTGACGCGCTCCTGCAAGTCCAGCACCTGCGCGTTGAGCGCCGCGTTGTTTTCCTGCAACTCAACGACGGCGGCGATCAGGTCGTCCAGCCCGTCGATCGACACCTCTACCCAGGCCCCGTCGCGGCGCGCGTACGTTTTTCCGTCGACCGGAGCGTCTGTGAGCGGAATCTGTACCGGCGGAGGTACGGTACCCTGCGGGTCGACGTAGCGGGTCATGAACTCGAACGGGTTCACGTACCCGTCACACAGTACCTGGCCACGAGGGTGCTCTGCGTCGTAGGCGATCAGCTGTGCGCTGTACGACCCCGGTGTGAGGTCAAACGTGCTGAGGTCTACAAATATCGTGCCAACTTCCCGCTCCCAGTCGAACACCGAGACCAGCAAGTCGGAGTCGAACACCGCCGGCTGCTCAGCTGCCCGAGGCACGATAAGCACAACACGTTGTAGGTTGCGAACATCCAGGGCCACATAGCGACGACCTACCAGCTTCTGCAAGTGCAGACCGAAGACGTTGTCGTGGCCCGTGTACACCGCGCCGAGGGTGGTGAGCTTGATCCCTACGGGCGTGATATCGCCCAGCATGGGTTACGCTCCCGGTCCGACCGGGTCTACCGGCCCTGCCTGGTACGCCGCCGCGACTCGGTTGAGCTTGCGACACATCATATGGCGAGTATCGCTGGAGGAGAACACCGGCGGCTGCCCGTCGAACGCGTACTCGTCGACCACCATCTGGCGCACGATCTCATTGAGCTGGCGGCGCCACTGGTCGAGGGTAGGAGATGGGGCAGTGAACTGAGCGTCGCCGCTGAGGTTGAACAGCTCGTTGAGCTTGCGGCGGGTTGCAGCGCGAGTGTCTTGCGTGCGAAAGCGGATCATCGTCGTCTCCGGGCCGGCGGTATAATGAGCCCAGAGTAGGCCGTCCTTGGCCCGGGTGTCAAGCGAACGGATCAGCCGGCTTGGCGATGGAGCGGACGAACCACATGAAGCCTTGCTGCAGGTTCGTCTTAGCCAGAGCTAGGAGTCTTGGGTCGACCCCCTCGATCTGCCCGATCTGTTTGAACAGCTCACCAGCGTCAGCTTCCAGCGCCTTGATCGAGTTCATACCGTCGATCTCTGACTGGCTGAGGTCTCTGTAACCTGTGATCTTCTCGTGCTGATTGTCCATGGTCAGCTCACCTGCGCCTTGCCGTCGACGCCCGGAGCTACCGGCTTGACGCCAGGGCCACCACCGGTGAACCGACCATGGCCAGACACGTCGGTGCGCAGGGACGCGGTCGACTTCAGGGTCGGCATGTCCTCGGGCAGGTCGGTGGTGTCGTCGCCCAGCCCCAGCTGACGGGCCAGCTCCTCGATCACCAGACGCTGGGCTTCGTGCGGGAAGGCTTCGCCAATGCGGTCGAAGATATCGGACGGACGCACGGCCTGGGCTGCGTCAGGGTCATCCACCCACTGCTCGCTTTCTTCGTCGTAGACCTTGCCCACCACGGATCGGCCGTTGACCATCTGCGGCTTCGGAGTGTCGCCGACGTGTGCCAGGGTCTGGCGCACTCGAGCCTTGACCTCGGGGTTCTCCTCGACGCCTTCGACTGCGGGCTTGATCGCCTGCTCGGCATTGGAGTCAGCTGCTTCCTGAGCCTTGGCCTGGTCTTCCTGCTGCTTCGCAGTTTCCTGCTGGGCCTGCTTCTCGGCTTCGGTAGGTTCTGGCTTGGGTTGCTCGGTAGCCGGCTGCTCAGCTGGCTTCTGATCTTCCGGCTTGGTGTTCGGTGACTTGGCCATGGTGTCTCTCCCGGGAGGTTGGCTTCGCTATTGACCCGCTGCGCAGCGGAGGGTTCACCAAGTGTAGTACGCACACATCTTCCGGGCTATACGCTGGAAGTCCGTTACGTCTGGCGTCTGTCCGTAATGCAGCAACTCGTTGTAGTGCTTATACGCCCGCTGGTAAGAGAGTCCCAGGTACGCAGCCACACGGCTTAGTGGTTTCTTGCCAGAGGGGGGTCCGTCACCCACAAGGTGTTGCTCCGGTTCCTGCCCTGCCGCTTCGGCGAGACGAACGCGCAATTGGCCGGCGAGTATGGCCCGTCGTTGTCAAGTCGCTCAAGCCATAGCCCCGTGCGGTACTGCGGCAACGCCCACGCCAGGAACGCTTCCGCGGTCGACCAGCTGGAATCCACGTACACGCCTTTGCCGCCGTAGCGTGCGTAGTCCATGTTGTATGGGTTGGTGCAACGCTGCTTCATCGAAGAGTACACCG